AAAGAAAGCAGAGTGGTATGAAAAAAGATTGTTAAAACTTTTAGAGGCAAAAGATGAGTGATAAGAAAGGCGAAGTTCCTTACTTAGGAATAATAATTAATTATGATAAAGATAAAAAGTTAGATAAGTTTAGTATAGACACATTAAGAGATAGATATTTATGGCAAGAAGAAAGCTCTCCTCAAGAAGCTTTTGCTAGAGCTGCTGTTTATGCTAGTACCTTTCAAGAAGAAACAGATTATGCTATGGCACAGCGTATTTATAATTATGCCTCTGACCTTTGGTTTATGTTTTCTACTCCTATTTTATCTAATGGAGGAACGACAAGAGGATTACCTATTAGTTGTTTTTTAAATTATGTAGGTGATTCAATAGATGAATTAACAGACCACTTCAAAGAAAATGCCAGACTTGCTAGTTCTGGTGGAGGTATAGGAGGTTACTGGGGTGATGTTAGAAGTGACGGAACTTCTACAAGTAATGGTAGTAAGTCTACTGGCTCAATACCTTTTATGAAAGTTGTTGATTCAGAAATGTTAGCATTCAATCAAGGAGTAACTAGACGTGGTAGCTATGCTGCTTATACTGACATTAGCCATCCAGAGATTGAAGAGTTTATGGTTATGAGAAAAGAATCCGGTGGTGATGTAAATAGAAAATGTTTGAATTTACACAATGGAGTTAATATCAACAATGCTTTTTTAAGAGCTGTAGAAACAGATGATGATTGGCGACTAATAGACCCCAAGACTAAAGAAGCAGTTAAGATTATAAAAGCACGTGAGTTATGGTCTAAGATACTAGATGCTAGAGCAGAAACTGGTGAGCCTTATATAGTTAATCTTGATAACTGTAATGATGCTTTACCTCAAGGACAAAAAAATTTAGGACTAGAAATTAAACAAAGTAATTTATGTTCTGAGATTACTTTACCAACTAACGAAGAAAGAACTGCTGTCTGTTGTTTATCTAGTGTTAACTTAGAACATTTTGATGATTGGTCTGAAGATAAAAACTTTATTCAAGATTTAATTACTATGTTAGATAATGTCTTAGAACACTTTATTGATAATGCAATAGACATGAATAATCTCGGAGGTTATAATGCAAACTATGAAAGATTTAAAAAACACATTAAAGAAGGTAAAGAAGGATTTACCAAAGCAGCTTACTCAGCTTATAGAGAAAGGTCGATTGGTCTTGGGGCAATGGGTTTTCATTCCTATCTTCAAGCACATAATATTCCCTTTGAAGGGATTTATGCAACGGGATTCAATCATAAAGCTTTTAAACATATTAAAAGTTCAGCTCTTAAAGCATCTAAAGAGATTGCCAAAGATAGGGGTGAAGCTCCTGATATCTCTGGTTCTACTCTTAGGAATGCTCATCTCCTCGCTGTTGCTCCTAATGCTAGTAGCAGTATTATATGTGGTGGAACGAGTCCGTCAATAGAACCTATTAGAGCTAATGTTTTTACACATAAAACTTTATCTGGAAGTTATAAAGTAAAAAATAAAAATTTAGAAAAACTTATAAATAAAAAATTAGACGAACCAGCTAAACGAAAAAAACTCTGGCAACAGATTAGCGATAACCGAGGTTCAATTCAAAATATAAGATTATTTACTAAAGAAGAAAAAGAATTATATAAAACTGCAGATGAAATAAATCAAATCTGGGTTGTTGAACATGCATATAAACGACAAGAATTTATATGTCAAAGTCAAAGTGTAAATTTATTTTTTATCCTACCTGATTCAAGTAAGAATCAAGAACAGCATAATGAATACTTACAGTATGTCAGTGATGTACATTGGTACGGTGCAAATAAATTAAAATCACTTTACTATTTTAGGTCTGATGCTGCTAAAGCTGCAGAGAATGTTAATGTTAAAGTTCCACGAATAAAATTAGATGAAGTGGACTGTATTGCTTGTGAGGGATAAATGAAAGATATATTATTTCCAATATTATTAATGATTGCCGGAACAATATCTATAATTGTTTTTGCTTATGAATCTACGGATTATAAAGGTTATGATGATGTTCATACTTGTTTTGGCGAATGTTATGAAAAATATGTTATTAAATATGGCACACTAACAGAACAATTAGAAGCAAAAAGAGTTGCAATGCAAACAGAAACACCTGCTGATAAAGGTGCTAAGACGTATGTTAATTGTAATACTTGTCATGGCATGAAAGGAGAGGGAGGCATTGGACCAAAACTTGTCGGCAGTACTTCTATTGTAGAAATGTTAACGCAATACAAAAATAAAGAAACTAGAGGTGAGCAGTCTGTTTTAATGTGGGGTCAAGCTGCTAATTTATCTACTGAAGACATGGAAAACTTACAAGCTTACATAAATACTTTTAACTAAACGAGGAAACTTAATGACACTACTAACTACTAGAGAACACTACAAACCATTTGATTATGCATGGATGTTTGAATACTATGATTTACAAAATAGAATGCATTGGCATCCAATGTCTGTACCCTTACATACTGACGTTAAAGATTGGAATGAAAAACTAACAGACAACGAAAAGAATTTACTGGTACAAATTTTTAGATTGTTTACTCAGTCAGATGTAGATGTTGCTGGAGGTTATATAGATAAATATATGCCTATCTTTAAAAAACCAGAAGCAAGAATGATGATGTCTTCTTTTGCAAACATGGAAGCAATACATCAACATGCTTACAGTTTACTATTAGATACCGTAGGTATGCCTGAAGTAGAATACAAAGCTTTTGCTGAGTATGAAGAGATGGCAGATAAACATGATTATGTTGGAAATTTTAAACCTCTTAAATCTGATAAAAGAACGATAGCTAAAACTTTAGCAGTCTATTCAGCATTTACCGAAGGATTACAATTATTTAGTAGCTTTGCAATCTTGATGAACTTTCAAAGGTTTGGCAAGATGAAAGGCATGTGTCAGATAGTAGCTTACTCTATTAAAGATGAAAGCTTACATGTCGAAGCAATGACAAAGTTATTTAGAGAATTTATAAAAGAGAATTTGGATATTTGGACAGATGACTTTAAAAAAGAAATCTATCAAATATGTAGAGAAATGGTTAAACTTGAAGAGAAGTTTTTAGACTTAGTGTTTGAAATGGGGAACTTAGAAGGTTTAACTAAAGAGGAGATGTATGCCTACAATAAATATATTGCAGACAGACGACTATTGCAGTTGGGGCTGAAACCAAACTTTAAACAGAAAGATAATCCCCTAACTTGGTTGGATGATGTGCTAGGTGTAGAACATCAAAACTTTTTTGAAGGTAGAGCTACTTCATATCAAAAAGCAGGTCTTAGAGGTGATTATGGAAAATTAACCTTTACAGGATTTAACAATGAAGACGAAACGAAATGAAGCACAATTACTGGCTTATAGATTATTGTATGACAAGTCTGGCAACTTAATTACTGAAAGAAGTAAAGTTGATATTGAAAAGTTAAAGAAATACATGACCCTAGAAGAGCATGAAACTCTAAGAGTTATTATAAGAGAAGCTAGTCAGAAAATGGATGAAATACATAATCATATTGAAGCTTGTTTAAACGCTAGGGTAATGAACTCTAAATAATTAAATGTTTAAACTTGCTATCATTACTGAAGTTATAATCCAGAATAACAGACATAAGACACAAATGTCTTCTTTGTCCAAGTTTTACCTCCGTATGGTTGATATTATTTTTTAACTAAACTACCACCGAAATACATTCCAATGATAGCCGATACTAAGTTAGTATCTAATTGGGTTATGACTAAACCTTCAAATGTTATCCACTTGAAAATTTCTACGTCTTGCGTAAAGAATAAAAATCCTGGTCTAAATTGTGTGTAGCCAACTGTAACAGAAATGTCTGGTGCAAAGATAGCCACAAGTTTAGGTAAAACAATTATTGAAAAAACTGCTGTAAGTGCGATAATTCTACGAGTCCACTGAAAACCTTCATTCTTATTATTTCTTGCAGCTCTTACTGCTTTCATTTCAAACTCACCTCTAGTAATAAGAAGTCTTTGCTCTTCAGCTTTAGCTTTACGACTTTCTGCCCAAAGACTCATTACTCCACTTAAAAGAGTAGAGCCAAGCATTGTTATTATTTCAAAAGGGAATCCCATCATTTATTATTCTCCGGTTCAAAGTGTAAACTTCTATCAATTATTTTATTAAGAGAATCTAATAAGACCTCTGGAATATCATGTAGTTCACTTAATTGACTTGGATTTAACTGTATCATGTATAAATCCATTAAATCTTCGTATATCTTTCTAAACTCTTCTCTCTTTACCCAAGGTATGTTATGACGAGTACGAGCTTTACAATCTATTTTGTAGGCTTCGTCTAAATCTTTTTCTCTATATAGTATCATCTTGTTTAGCTAATCTATTTAATGCTTCAGATACTTTTTCCATTCGTGTTTTTATACCGGGCTTTCCTAATTTTTCTGCATTTCTATATTCATCATTATTTAAAAATTCTACAGCAGCTTCTTTATATTTACCTTCGTTAATTAATTTTCTAGTATTTTTACTGCCTCCTATAGACCCTCTATAGAATTCACTAAAAATAGGAACTTGAACATCTATTGGAAACTTATTAAAATTAGGAAGCATTTTGCTTATTTGTTTAAGTCTTATTTTTACATCTTTATCTAAAAATTCTTCTGCTTCTTTTTCTGTTATTTTCATATCTTTTGCAACATCAGCACCATAATGACCGTATGCAATAGTATAATATTTTTCAGTAGGTACAGGTTTGTAAGCTTCTAATCTTAAACCCTCTTCTTCTCTAATATTTTCTTTTATAATATCTATTAAACTAAGCTCACCACCACTACTCATGGTTAATCTACCACCATGGTAAGCATTTTTTCTACGTTGTAATGCTCCTAAAAACTTACCTTCTTCACTCAAGCCCACTCTAGTCTTTTCAGGTTGT